TTACTGCAGGCCGTCGCCGAAGTCGATTTTGTGCTGGTCGCGGTCGAACTTCCTGTCCTGTGTTCTCTTCAGCAGCTTGTAGATCGCATTCTCTGTCATGTCGTACTCAACGGCCAGCGCGTGGTGGTTGCGGCCGTTGAACTTGCCCAGGATCTCCAGATCCCGCTGGGTGATCCGCCAGCGGAAATCCTTCGGAAACGTGACGCAGCTTCCCGCCCAGGTATTGGACAGATGCTCGACAACCGCCGCGCCGGCCTGCTCGGCGATCGCCGCATCGACCCCGTGCTCTGCAACAACTGCCGCAACGTGGTCGGCGATATCGCTGAGTAGTTCGTGGCGCTTCTCCGCCATGGCTGTTGGCTTTGCGCTCATGCGTTCCCCCTTGCCGCTGCGATGCGGCGTTCGGCTTCCTCTTCATTAATAAGGCCCAGGCGGCGATCGGCTTCGATGCGGCCAAGGGCGTCCTGCAGGATCTGTTGCGTGGTTGCAGCCGCCCGTGCCGGCTTGGCCGGCGCGGCGGCTTGGGCCTGGACGGGGTCGCTGGCGATGCCATAGACCACCGTGCGCAGGTAGTTGTGGTTATCCAGCGGCAGCGACAGGCGATCGCGGGCGATCAGCATCTGCTCGATGCCGGCCGTCCAGATCCTGGGCGGCGCCGGCTTGGAATCGTTGGTGCGGGCGTCCTTTTGCACCGTGCCGGCGTTGACCAGGTCGATCAGCTCTTCCACCAGCTTGATCGCACGGGTCATGCGCAGGCCGCGCTTGGCCGGGCTGAACAGGCGCAGGTAGTTGAGCACCGCCCGGCCCAGCTTAGGATCGAGGCCGGCGAGCATTGCAGCCAGCTTCTTGCCGTCCGCGTCTGCGAAACCGGCCTCGATCGGAAACTGCTCACCGCAGCAGGGGCATTGCAGCTGCATCAGTCGCCCTCCTGCGCGATGACCGCAGCATTCAGGGCATCCACCAGGGCCTTGAGGATTGGACGCTGCCTGCGCCACCCCTCGGGCAGCTCTTCCAAACCCTCCAGGCGTTCTGGCGTGTCCACCCCGAGGCGCTTGCACAGGGCTTCCACCTGGTTGAGCAGCTGGCGTTTCTCCTGCTCGACGTGCAGCGCGGCGATCAGGGCGTCGAGCTGCTCGGCCTTCTTCAGCCAAGCCACCTTCTCGACCTTGAACATCTGCCGCGACAGCGCATCGGCATAGGCCCAAGGCAGACGCATATCGGTTAGCTGCGCCTCGATCTTGTCGATGCGTGGCCCGAGCTGCTTGGCGTTGTGCGGTTTGCCTGCTGCCTTGCTGCTGGGCTTCGGTTTGAATCCCAGCCGCTCCAGCTCGACCATCAGCCGCCCGGCCTGGCGCGAGTTGAGGTCTTTCGAGGACTCGACGCCAGCCACGCGGCGCAGCAGTGCGCGGTAGCTTTCGTCGTCCATGCGCAGCTGCTGCTTGGCGATGTGGATTTTGCTGAGTACGCCTTTCGAGATACTCATTGACCGGCCACCTTCTTCCCGAGCTTGTCCAGCCGGCGCTTGGTGGCCGCAATATCCTTGCGCAGGCGCCGCCAGGCGTCATCAGAGCTGGCAGTGATCGAGGCCGGTACCGGAATCTCCGCCAGCCGAACCTCGCCGCGCTCGTTCTGCACCAGCTGTACCTCCGTCTGAACGAGCACCGGCTTCGCCTTCACCTGGCCTGCAGGCTTGGCCGTTTTCGCCTTGATCGGCGCAGCCTGGACGGGCAACTGCTGCTCTGGGTTGATCGACTTCGATTGCCAGGGGCCGCTCTCGACCGGGCGGCACAGGTTGTCATAGGCCTTGATCTCGCCGCCCTTGGCCAGGAAGGCCTCGATTTGTGCATCCAGCTCGGCCTGGCGCTCCTGGGCCTTGGTCATATCCGTGGATGGGGCTTCTTTGAAGATTGGGTGTCCCATCACTGCACCTCCCGGCCGACGATCTGCCAGCGGCTCATGCCCGGCTGGTCGCCGGGCTTGAGGTCGATGCGCTCGACGTGGTCGAGCTGCTCGCCAAACAGCTTGACGCCCAGGTGGCGCACGGCCTCGTCCTCGGAGTGGCTGCAGCTGGCGCGCTGGCTGCGCACGGTGTTGGTCTGGTAGGCACCCATGTAGTACTTCACGGTGCATTCGAGGGTCTTCATTGCAGAACCTCCGGCGCCAGATCGTCGTTGTCCTCGAAGTCCTCCTTGAGGATCAGCAGTGACTCGTCGGAAGCTGCCTCGATGACCTCGCGGAAGCTCTCGAACTGCTTGCCGGTTACGGGGTGGTGCGAGGGCGCCCCCATCGCATGCTTGGTCGCGGTTCTCGCCCAGCGGGGCATGGCCTGGAAGCTGCGATCCAGGCGGTCAATCAGGCGGGTGCGTTCATCTGTTGAAAGTGTCATCTCACACCCCCTTTTCAGCTACGACGATCCACATATCTGGATCAAGCGGATGCTTGCTATAGGCAGACAGCATGCTGCCGTCTGGCCCTTTGTGAGCCCACCCGATGCAGTCGGGATCACCTCGGTAGTGGAGTTTCAGGGTGGAACCGTGCGGGTACTCATTGGGTTCCAGCTTGACGCGTTCGGCTTCCAGGCGCCCCATATGGAGCCCTTCCATCACCATGGCGATGCCATCCAAGTTTTCGCCTGTGATCGCGACCAGGAGCAGCTCGCGCCCGTTATCCAACTGAACGTGCTCTGCCTGGAACTCGTCACGGCTGAACTTCTCTGCCGCGTCGATGGCCTTGCTGATGTGAGCAATGATGGTCATAGGACTTGGCATCTCACACCCCCGCCAGGCCAAGGTTTACGGGTTCGTAGCGATCTTCACCTGTGCGCTTGTAGACGCGGATGTAGACCGCCTTGCCGTTGACCTGCAGGGCGTCCTTGAGGGCGACCATTGCGGTTTTCCACTCGGGGTCGTCGATCTCCAGGCGCAGGAGGCCGAGCACGTCGTTGGTGCGGATCTGGCCGTTGCGACCGATGAAGGCGCGGTCGACCAGAGCCATCAGGTGATGGTTGGCGCCTACGCTCCACTTGCGGGTGCAGGTGTAGATCAACTCTTTTGCGGCGAGGATCTCTTCGGTGAAGGTCAGGCGATCAGCCAGGGCCTTCTCGATCTTGAACTCGCCGTCGTAGGTGGTGATGGAGACGTTGCCCTTCTTGCCGCCCAGCTTGACGTTGTAACGCTCCAGGGAGATGGCGATCAGGTCGTCGATATCGGCCAGGGCCTTCTTCTTGAATGCCGCCAGGGCTTCGCTGATAGCCACAGCTTGGGTGGCAAGCTCGCGGGCGACGTTGTCGCGCAGCTTGTCGTGCTCGCGCACCTGGTGCTCCGGCACAAGGTGGCCGGCGGCGTTCTTGACGAAGCCTTCGGGGATTGCGATTTGCTCAGCCATGGGTTTCTTCCTCGGCTTGTTGGGTATTGATTTCGAGTTCGGCCTGTACCGCCTCGCGGAAACGGCAGATCTCGTCGTTGAGCAATTGGCCTCCGATGGTCGAAGTGGCCGATGCGTAGCCGGCGCCGCGTTTGAGCAGCTCAAGGGCTTCGCGCAGGCGGCGTTCGACGGTTAGCTGTACGGCGGACTTGGCCATGCTGTTCATGACTGCACCGCCTCGGCCGGCTCGGCGTCACGTTGTTCAGCGCGGTGCAGGCGCTCCAGCTCGGCGATGATCAGTGCACCTGCCTTCTCCAACTCACGGATGCGGCCGGCTTCTTCGCCATCCCATGGCCTGGCTGTCCAGCCTTCCGGCAGGATCGCTTCGCCCAGGGTGCCGCCATAGCCGGTGCTGGTTGCATCCCAGTAACGGGCAGACGGTGGCATCGCGTAGTACGTGGCCAGTGCTGCAATCTCGTCGCAGGCATGGTCATCGTCGTGGTCGCTGTCGTAGCCGTGCTGCTGGATCTGGCGGATGCGCTCGGTAAGAACGCGGTGGACAGCTGGGTTGGTGGCCTCGCTGAGCGTCGTAGCCAGACGCGACATATAGCGGAGTGAGTCGAGCAGCTCGTCCTTCGATGGATTCATGCCGGTGTCGTGGCCGATGGCCTCCCAGGCTTCGAGGACGGTGATCGAATCGGCAGCTTCTCCAGGCAGCGGGCACCAGCCGATAGGATCAGCCGCTTTATCGAACATGAGGCCATTCCAGAAGTACCAGCCAGCGGCGATCGCTGGATGATCCTCAATGCAGTGGCCGCCTGGCATGTAGTGCCCGACCAGGAAACAGCCAGAAATCCCGGCCCGGCGCGCCACTTTAAGGATTACTTCACGTCCGTCTTTAGGTGCGCTGTCCATGCTTTTCATGATGAAAGCGTTCATTGCTGCAGCCCCTTTGCCGGCGTCAGCCAGCAGACGTAGCAGCCGCCGAGGCGGACACTGTTGATGGTGTGGACGCCTTTGGTGCTCCAGCTCGGGCTGCGCCATTCGCTGCGGAACGATGCGGCGAGCTGATCGGAGTCCTCGGCGTTGATGAAGATCTTGGCGTCTAGCGGCGATGCGGCCTCGATGCGCACGCCTGCCGCGCGCAGGCGGCGGGTCATGTCGTTGAGGGCGCGCAGCTTGTCGGCCAGTTCAGGGGTCAGCACTGTGCACATGGGCAGCGCGTGCTGGATGGAGATCTCGGCGGCGACCTTGGCGCTGAGCGGGATGACGTTGGGAGCGCGCATAGTCATGCCCCCTTGAACTCAAGATCGAGGTCGACTGAAACATCGGCAGTGACCAGGCGAATGCCGCACCAGCCGAAGGGGTTGCCCTCTTCGCTGCCACCCCAGCCTTCCTCGTCGTGAAGATCCTGTTTGGTCCAGATTGCAGCCTGATCCTCGCTGGTGACTGTGGCGCCTGCGACTCGCAACATTGCGAAAACGAGACGCGCGGCAGCCAGCCTGACGACAGCACGGATCACATCGCCATCCGCATCGTCCAGGCGATCATCGTCACCGCTCCAGAACTCATTGATCTCGGTGGCGCGCTCTGTGGTGAGGATGTCGAGGTCAACTTCAAGTGTGATCGACCAGTCCTTCCAGTCGTCGCTCAAGGTGAATTTCTGTAGGTTGGCCATGGCTCACACCCCCTTCACGACGGCGTCGTTGACCACCGGCTCGCCGTTCAGCGCGGCCAGGTTCAACGCGGCGACCATCAGGTTGCCGATGGCCAGGGGGTACAGCAGGCTGCAGTTGTCGCGGCCTGCGGCGGTGAGGCGCTCGGCAATCGCACGGATGCCGCTGGCGTCGATGACCTTATCCAGCTGCTGGCCTGCACGCTCCAGGCGGAACGCCAGGAACTCGGCCAGGCGTTCAGGGCGAACCGGCATCAGCTCGGCGACCTCGATGCGCTGCACGACTTCGCGCACCTCGGCGTTGCGCTCCGACAGCTTGACCTTCAGCTCGGTCTGGCCGATCAGGATGATGCTGACCAGCTTGGTGAAGCCTGACTCCAGTTCGCGCAGGCGCTTGAGGTGCTTGAGCGTCGAGAGCGGCATGCTGTGGGCTTCTTCGATGATTAGCACATGACGGAAGCCGCTCTCGTGGCTGTTCTTCAGCGCCCGGTGCATCTGGCGGAAGCGCGCCTCGGGGTTGGATTTGGGGCGCTCCAGGGGCGCGACCACGTCGACGATGGCGTCGGCAATGTGGGCGGTGCGCAGCGCCTTGCCTTTCTCGCCTTTGTCCTCCATGGCCAGCACGTAGGGCTCGATGACCAGTACCGGCGCGCCCTCGGCGTTGAGGCGGTTGATCAGGTCGCGGCGCAGGGTCGATTTGCCGGCGCCAGACTCGCCGACTACAGCGAGGAAGCCATCGTGGCGAGCGACCTGGTACATGGTTTCGCGGATGTAGCGGATGTCCGGGTTGACGTACATGTCGGCCTGGGACTGCAGGTCGTCGAAGGGGTCGCGGAAAATGGAAAAGGCCCGCTTGGTTTCTGGCAGCAGCACCTGTTTGCGCAGTAGCATGGGTTCGCACTCCTGGTCATCTATGGCTTTTTTGGTTGGGATTGCAGGAGCCGGAGCGTTGGCGCGCTCCGGTTCCGCCTCTTCGAAAGCGGTGTTCACCGCTTCATCATTCGCGCCGTGCTCCTTGAGGAACTGCTCGATACCGGCGCGGAAGTCCTCTTCGGGAATGGTTTTTGGCCACTGCCGATGGTTGATCAGCAGCGACACGGTCGCCGAGCTGACATTCAGGTGTTTGGCGAGCTGGATTTGCTTGCGCTCGATGCCCACCAGGGCGTGTTTCAGGTTCAGCATGTTTCACCTCCAACCACGCGCAGGCCGGGGCGCGCGGGCTTGTTGAGGGTGGCGGCGATAGTGTCCAGGTCGGCCTCGGGCACGCCGTCGGGGTAATTGGCTTTGAGCCAAGTCAGGGATTCCGCCGACCAGTTGTTGACCTTGGTGCGCAGCGCCTTGGCGGCAGCAACATGGTTCAGCGGCGGGATTTCGATAGTGGGTATGACCAGGTCGTGCTGGGTGCCACGGCGCGGCAGGAAGGTCGGCAGATCGGCCTCGGTCATCTCCTTGAATGGCTGCAGCTTGCCGCCGAACGGGATGGCCTTTGCCTTGCGCGCTGCGTCCACCTCTTCCTGGGTGGTGGCGTCCATGGCCAACTTCTCGGCCTCCTTGCGCGCCACTTGGGCCGGGGTGTCGGCCTTGCGGATGAACTTCTCGCCGATGGTGGCGGCAGCCACGTCGAAGCCCAGCTCGTTGCGCTCGATGGCAGGCACCAGGTAGTACACCTCGCGGCCTTCAGCGTCGAAGGTGACCACCTGGGCAGAGTCGTTGCGCCAGGGATTGCGGGTGACCATCAGGCGATCGCCCACCATCACGCCCGGTACCTGCTCGACGTTGTATTCGCGGCCCTGGAAGCTCACGCGCAGCTTGCTGTTGACCTTGCGCAGCTCGGGCTCAGAGACGGCCAGGCGGCGGCATTCGTCCACGCTCGGCACCTTGATCAGCTGGTGTTCGCGGATGGTCATCCACACCGCCGAGCGGCTCTTGCGGTGGCGTGAGTGGATCGCGGTGGCGTTGTAGTAGCCGCGCCAGATGGCGGCCAGCTGGTTGAGTTCGGCCAGATCTTTGACCGGCTTGAAGCGCAGGCCCGCCTCGAACTTGCGCTCGATGATGTTCCGCGCGTTCTCGACCTGGCCGGTTACGCGGGCGGCGCCCGGTGCGTGGACGATGGTCTCGATGCCCAGCGAGCGGCACAGGTTCCTGGCCATGGCCGAGGTGTTGGCCGAGCCGGGGTCCATCATCAGGATGCTGGGGCGGCCGTGCAGGATGTCGGCGTCGCCGCGCTCCTGCATGGCGTTGATCAGCACGCTGCAGAGGTTCTCGCCGGACTCGGCGCCCATGACATATTCGAGGTAGATCCAGCCGCTGGCGTGGTCGGTGAGTTCATACGACCAGACCCGGTCGGCCGCAATGCGCGCGAGGTTCTTCGGCTTGTTCTTGTAGAACTCGCCGTGATCCATCACGCGCAGGCCGTTCTCTTCGGGCTTGTCACTGGGCTTGAGGTAGTAGAGGACGCACAGCGAGGCGTCGATCTGCCAGACGTGGTTGGGGTGCAGGCTCTGCAGCTCCGTGACCGGCGCCGGAGCCAGCAGCTGGTCAGGGTGCAACTTGTAGCTGCGCAGCGCGCGGTTGATGGCGCTGATCGACAGCGGGCGGATCTCGCCGGTTTTCTCGTCGATGGACTCGGCCTTGATCATGCCGCTGATGCGCAGTGCATCGACGGCGTCGCCGACTGAGTAGAGGCGCTTCTCGTTGCGGCGGGCCGACTCGATCAGCGTGGTGCTGATCAGCAAGGCCTCTTCGCGGCTGAGCGCGCTCTGCCCGGCATCCTTGCGGCGCTTACGTGGGGTGGCGGCCACTTTGACCTCCTCCAGTTTGCGGTAGATGGTGGCCTGGCTCAGGCCGAGTTCTTGCGCCGCTGCTTGGCACAGCGCCGTGCGCTGGCCATGGCCCGCGCGCTCCAGGGCGCGGGACAGGTCAACCAGGCGTTGGGTAATGACGGCGCTCATGGGTCAGGCCTCGGTATCCGTGATGGCCTTGACGCCGGTCAGTTTCATCCAGGAGAAGTCCTCTTCTTCCTCGGCTAAGGCGGGCAGCTGGAACTCGGTTATCAGGTCACCGAGCAGGCGCTGGAGGTGGGCGATCAGCTGGGCCTGGAAGCTGCGGTGGTCGCTGCCGGTCTCGCTGGCGTGCTGCTCCAGGCTGGCGAAAGCGGCGCGCAGCTTGCCGCTGATGTCGGCCTCGGCCTCGAAGGCGATGCCGACCACTTCCTGGCGCAGCTCCTTGGTGGCGTCGTCGGCCGACATGGTCTCGATGCGGCGCTTGGCCTTCTCAAGATCCTGCTTGGTGCGATCCAGCTCGGCGTTCTTCTTGCTGAGCACCTCGCCCAGGGCGTCGTAGTCGGCCTGGGTATCAGTGAGCTTCTTCTGCAGCTCGCCCTTTTCCTTGGTGTGGGTGTGGATCAACTCTTCGGCCAGGTACTGCACAGCGTCGAGGTTGCCCTGCTTGGAGGCTTCGATCAGGGCGGACTTGGCGTCGTCTGGCAGGCGGCGCCATTGGCGCAGCTCGCGGTAGCCTGCGCCAATGGCGCCCAGCTGCTTGAGAGCCTCCTCACCGAATGCCTTGAGGTTGGTGAGGTCTTCGTCGACCTTCGAACGGGACAGGCCAAGGGCTTGGCAGAAACCGTCCCAAGTGCCGACGTCGGCAATTTCGTTACCATCGGCGTCGATAGCCTTTTTGCCCTGCAAGGCCCGGTACATCTTGGTTTCCTTGATGTGGGCGAGCTTGGACAAACTGACGACGTCGGCAAAACGGGCGATGGATCGGGCCATCTGAACCTGACCGAGGATCTGGTTGACCAGGTCGCGCTCGTCCTGCAGGCCTTGGGCGATTGCGCCCAGGTTCTGGATGACGTTGACGGACTCTTCGTTGACCGGGACGTCCTGTACCAGCTCGGCGGTGGGGGCGGCTTTACGAGGCATTACGCGGCCTCCTGTGCGTCGGAGGCGGCGAGCTGCTGCAGGCGCAGAATGGCCTGGTAGCGGTTGCCGTCCGCCTCGATCAGCGCGTTGCGGAACTCGTTGTGGGCACGTAGGCGGCCATGCTCGAAGGCATCGGATTCGACGCTGCCAGTCTGGTAAGGGCTGGTGACCAAGGTCTGGTCGATGCGGTTACGCAGTACGGCGGCCAGACCTTCCATGAAGGGCTTGCTGCGCTTGGGCTCGCCCCTGAGCAGAGCGATAGCCAGTTGGTTGAAGTCCATGTGGTGCTCCTTGTTGTTAGCGGCTGGCCCCGGCCAGCACGCGTTGGTTGATTTCGTTGATGCGGTGTTGCGCTGCGCTCATTTCGTTGGCGTGGGCCTGGGCGATCTGCAGCAGCGCGATGGACGGGGCGAAGCGGCCGTTGTCGAGCTTCACGGCCAGGCCTTCGGCGATCAGGGTGTTGACGGCGCGGTTGATGGCGGACGGGCTCTCGTTCAGCCCCTTGGCCAGCTCGCCATTGCTGATGCCGTGGAGGCTGTAGCCCTTGAGGGCCTTGAGGACACGCAGGATTCGCGCGCCGCTGTCGGAGGTGCGTGGGGTGGTCATGCTGGAGTCCTGAGTAGTGCGAAGTAATCGGCGGCCGCTTCGTCGGCGGCCTGAGCTGCTTTTTGCAGATCCTCGATGGTGAGCTGAGCAAGGGGTTTGCCGAGGTTCTGGCAGTGGCGCGCGAACGCCCGTTGGCTGACGGCGTTCCACTCGCGGAAGCCGTCAAACGGCTCCAGGGCTTCGTGCATGTCCATGATTAGGGCGAGGCTTTCCGGGCTCATGCCTGCTCTCCTAGATCCAGTTGTGGGTTGGCGTGCTGCTGCACGTTCGCGCGGTGCCAGGCCAGGCTGGTGAGGCCGTTCTGCAAAGCTGCGAGGGTGTCCTCGGCGTTGGCTTGGCCCTGGTAGAAGGCGATCAAGGCGCCGATGGTGTCGGTGAGTGCGCCTTGAAGCTCGTTCACTTCCTGAGCGCTGCAGGTGCGGCCGGACGGAATGTCGATCAGCAGCTTGCCGCTGGTGGAGGCCAGCCAGCGGCTGACCAGGGCGATGCCGCAGGCATGCTCGAAGGCCGGGATCAGCACGGCAGGCATGCGCCCTTCGGTGAGCCACTTGTAGAGGGCCCAGTGGTTGGCCTGGCCCATGCGCTCAGCAATGCGCTCGACGCTGAGGTTGTGCCGCTCCTTGGCGAACTCCAGCGACCACTCCATGGCTTGGCGGATGCTGCTGGGCTGGGCGTTCTTCCAAGAGCGACGCTTCATTGGAAGGCCCTCCCGACGCTGCAGGAGGCGGCGTGCAAACAAATAGGCTTTTTGCCCATTGGCAATGCTGTTACCAAAAGGCCAGCCTGTTGGGGTACATTCACAGGCATGGGGAGTCACCCGATGGACGAGGTTCGGTTACTACAGGTTGAGGGGCAGATTCAGGCGCTTGCGCGGTGCTGGCTCTACCTGGCTGCGCAACTGGAGTTGCAGGGCGTTGACCCGGCTCCGCTGGAGCGCTCGATGCTGGAGACGCGCTGGCCGGATGCGCCGGTTGAGCCGCATGCTCAGGCGATGATGCAAGGGCTGGTTGAGCAGCTGGCCGGCGCCCGTGAAGTGCGGCGAAATCAACGCCAATCACCTCGGCCTCGGCATTGAAGCCGAACACGTTGCGTAGTTCCTGGTAGGCCTTGGCTTTCAGCTGCTGGCTGACAAAGCCACCGGCGCCGATCAGCATCAGGCGATCAACCAGCTTTGCGGCGTAAGGCGCTGCAGTGCGGTCGACGTGCACCAGGGCGTGCTGGCGGGCATCGGCCAGGTGCCAGGCGATTGCGGCTTGGTCACCAGGAGCGCGGGCGATCAGCGCATTGAGCGCGGCGCGCCAGGCGTCCATGGGGTGGGGAATCAGCTCGATCTCTTCGAGCGCAACTTGCGGCTGGTCGGACATGGCGGTGTCCCTCGCTGCTGTTGTGGTTGGGGAATGAGAGGACGGGGTTAGGCGGCCACTGGCTCGCCGGCCTTGATGCCCAGGGCGACGGCGATGTCATGCGACTGGCCGTAGTTGCCCTTGGAGAAGCCGTTGAGCACTTGGTAAACGGCGGTGGGCGGGAAACCGTGGTCTTTTGCCCATTGATTGACGGTTAGGCCCTTGGCACGGAACTGGGCTTTCACCTGTTCGACGGTCTTAGGTTTTTGCTGGGTTGCCATGGCGGTGGCTCCTCGGCTGGTAGTTGAAGATTCATAAGAATCTTTGGTGTTTGTGAGGCTGAGTATGGGTAGAAAACTACCCATCGTCAAGGAGGTTTATGGGTACTTATTTGCCCATTGGCGAGCGACTTGCTGAGGAAAGGAAGCGGCTAGGGTTCAATCAAACCGACTTCGCGGCTGTGGCTGGAGTAAGCAGAAAAACTCTTTTCGGCTATGAGAGCGGCGAGCGAACGCCCGACGCTGGGGGGCTTGCTGCCTGGGCTAGCGAAGGTGTGGACTTGATGTACGTGGTGCTTGGTGAACGCTCGAAAGCCCACCCCGTCGCTCAACTTCCAGCAGACGAACAAGTCTTGCTGGAGGCATATCGCGCTATGCCGGCCCGTGCTCGTAAGCTCCTTCTGGCCGAAATGCTGACGGGTAAGAAGACACGCAAAGCTGACGGCAAGGCTGATGGCATGAGCGTTTCAGGCGATGGGAACCGAGTAGCCGGAAGGGATTACAACGAAACGAAGGAGTAGCACCGTGGATATCCAGGTTGAGGGGAGCAACAACCGAGTCGCCGGGCGGGACTATTACGAGAATCAGATCAAGCCTTGCCCGCGATGCGAGGTCAGGGTCATTGATCGCGAAAAGAGCATCTGCAACCACTGCACCAAGGAAGAGAGAGATGAAAAGGCCCGTGGGCAGATGACGCTGTTCGGCCTGGGCGTGCTCTTCATCTTCGGTTGGTTACATGGTTGGCGCTCAGAAAGAGGCCTTGCGCCAGGTATAGAAGGACTGGCCGAGACGCTGGCACTGTCGGTCGGCATTGCCATCGCTGCGCTTGCAATGATCTGGTTTTTGCTTCCGTTGTTTGTGGAAATCGGAGCGGCCTACTTCGAAAGCCGCCGTAATCGCTATCGCGAATAGCTACATGGATGGGGCCTGTGTAATGAATATCAGAGCAATGCTTTTCACGGTGCTCGCTGTGATGCTGCTATCCGGCTGCGCTACAAACTACCGAAACAAAACGCCTGCAGAGGTTGCGCAGGCAACCCGCGTGCATGAAAGCGAGTACAGCGAGAGCAGGATCTACCTGGCACCACCCGTGACAGGTAATCCTGTGATGGGCATGACCTACGAAGCCCAGCTCGCCGCCATCCAGTCGAAGAAGGACGGCTCTATCACCCATGCCCTTCGGGTGAAGTGGAGCTACCTCTCTCACGCTTGGATGTTCTTCTCCAATGCCACGCTGCCGGGGCCAATTCCTCTTGAAACCGTATCCACGAATAGGGAGGTGTATAGCTGTCACTCTAGCCGGTGCAGCTACTACGAAAGCACGTCAGCAGTTGTGCCGCTGGAGATCCTGGCCAAAGCATCGACGGGTTTGAAGGTTCGCTTCTCTTCCCAGCAGGGCGCGGTCATGGTTGAGCTGCCGGCCAACTATGTGCTCGGTTATCTACAAGCCATGTCCTCGGCGCTGGGCGGTTCTGTTACGCCGACTGCTGCGGCTCCAGCCTCAAGGATTCCCAAGTGGGAGGCTGTACCGACACGTCCTGCCGGCCAGACAGGTGAGGTAGTGGTGAAGAGCAAGGAACAGCAGCTCCAGGAACTGCAGAACACGCAGGGGCTGAGCTACGAGGAGTATCAGCGGCGGTACAAGCTGATTATGGGGCAGTGAGGGTAACGACATGCATTTTGCGTATGTGAACGGTGCCCGCGTGCCTCCAGCGCCTGGCCTGAAGGGCGTATGCGGAGTATGCGGAACTACTCTCATAGCCCATTGTGGCGACTACAAAATTTGGCATTGGCACCACAAATCGCGGCGTGGTTGTGATCCTTGGTGGGAGCCGGAAACCCAATGGCATCGCGACTGGAAAAACATTTTCCCTGCGGATCAGCAGGAGGTTATTCATCACGCAGAGTCTGGCGAGAAGCATATCGCTGACGTTCGCACTAGCGCGGGAAAGGTGTTTGAGTTTCAGCACTCGATTCTGAAAAAGGAAGAGCTGGAGTCCAGAGAGAGCTACTACGGTGATGCGCTTATTTGGATAGTCGATGGATTGAGAAGTGATTTCGATGCAGTCCGTTTCAGTCTAGGCCTTGGAGGTCTATGGCCTGACTTTTCTGTGCGCTGGCACAGCACCTCCAAACTCTGGCACCGTTGGGCGGCAGCGAAAAGGCCTGTATTTTTTGATTTCGGTTCATCCATGTTATGGCGACTTGATTCGTTTGATTCCAGCCAGAAGATAGCCAGGCTAAAGGCCTTCGAAAAGCGAGGATTCATCCAGCATGCTGGGGCGAGTCCTACTGAGGAGGCACTCGCTCAGGTATCTCGCGTTTATCAAGTTGGATCAAATCGCCGTTGATGCTGCCTAGCATCTCCAAGGGCGCCGCAATGGCGCCCTAGTTGTTTTTGCCGCGTCCAAATTACTCCGCGCGCGCGCGAGGCGAAGCTGTGATCTCTCCCCCGGTCGGACTGCCGGTATGAGCACAGCAACGGCCAGGGATTGGCCAACCTCGGAGCGCAACCCATGGCCACCTGCCAGAACAAGCCCAAGCGCCGCCTCCTGCCGCGCATGACCGTTTTCGCTGTTATCTCCATCCTGCTGCTGGTCGCGATCTGGTTCGTGCGCCCTGAGCAACTGCAGGTCGTGCTGTACAAAGTCAGCCTCATCACCATTGGCGCCGTGCTGGCCTACTACATCGACCGCGTGTTGTTCCTGGTTGAGGCCAGGCCGCATGAGTGCATCGGGGGTATTCATATCGTCGGGGCATGGCTCAGGCGCGCCGTGATTGCGCTGGCCTGCATCCTCGGCATGACGCTGGGGCTTTAGTCGTGAACCGCCTTAAGCGTTGGCTGGCCGAGGCCGGGAATGGCCTCGCCATCATCTGGATGGTCGAGCCGCGCCTGTTCCTGTGGCCGCTGACCCTGCTGGTGTTCGCAGTCGGCTTGTTCATCGTGCCCAGCGCCGATGCTGCAAGCATTCCCACCGCTGCAGAGCAGCACCGCCGCACCCTGGTGCGCGCCGCCCACGCCGAATGGGGCCTGGGCGCGCCTGTAGCCACCTTCGCCGCCCAGGTGCACCAGGAGAGCGCCTGGCGCTCGAATGCCCGCTCGCCGGTCGGCGCCGAGGGCCTAGCGCAGTTCATGCCCGCAACCGCCGATTGGATGGCCGAGATCTACCCGCGCAGCCTGGGCCCGGCGCAGCCGTACAACCCAGGTTGGGCGCTGCGCGCCATGGTGGCATTCGACCGCTGGCTGTACGAGCGCAACCAGGCCGTGAGCGAGTGTGACCGCTGGGCCTTCGTGCTGGCCGGCTACAACGGCGGCAATGGCTGGGTGAATCGTGACCGCAGGTTGGCATCGGCAAAGGGCGCCGATCCGCTGGCCTGGTTCGATTCCGTCGAGCGGCACAACGCTGGCCGCTCGATCGCCAACTTCCGCGAGAATCGCCACTACCCGCGCGCCATCCTGCTGCGCTGGGAGCCCATGTATGCGGCTGCCGGCTGGGGGCCTGGCGTATGCGCCGACAGGTATAGCCGCCATGAAGATCCCAACGCTGTTTCTGCTCGCCACGTTGACCACCAGTTCGCCTGCCGCTTGCTCCCGGAACTGGCTGGCTGCCGCCGAGCTGTTCGCATCGCCGCCGCCCCGCGTTCGTCCGGCCCAGCTCTGGCCGCCCGAGCGCGCGGACAAACGACCACCCATGCCGCGCTGGTTGCGGCGCCGGCTGAAGCGTAAGGGGCGGTGATGAAGAACGTCATCGGCTGGATCGCTGACTACTGGTACGTGCCGATCTTCGTGGCGCTTATGTACCTGATGTGGGCATACGGCGAGAGCCAGTATGACCGGGGCCACAGCGCCGCCCAGGACAAGGGCGATAAGGCCATTGCCAATCTGCGTGAGGAGCACCAGAAGCTGCGCGCCGACGCCGCCGAACAGAACCTGGTGCTCTACCGCCAGCAGGTGGAGCGCGCCAACCAGGCCGAGCTGGTTTTCCTGGATGCCCAGGACGAGATCGGCCGGCTCAAGCAGCAACTCACACAGGAGCGCATCAACCGTGTCTCGACTCAATACGCCCCGGCGCGCGGCGCTGCCCCTGTGGCTGCTCCTCGCTTCGTTGTCACTTGTGGCTGGCTGCGCGACTTCAACGCAGCGCTTGGAGCCACTGCCCCAGCTCCAGCCGGCTGCCGAACCTACGCCGGCTCTCAAGAAACGGCCTGGCCCGCCCCCGGCTCTGACGCCGAACTACTGGAAAGCGGCGTTACCGCCGCAGACATCCTGGCCCATGCGCGTGACTACGGCGCTTGGGCGCTCGCCAACCTTGCGCAGCTGAACGCGTTGATCGACCTACACAACAAGGACAAGCCCTGATGGACTTCGACTACCTGCTGCGCCTCGGCCAGTTCCTGTTCACCGTCCTGGTGGGCCTGTTTTCGTTCATGTCGGCGCGCAAGGCCAGCTCGAAGGTGGAGGCCGAAGCACTGGCCACCCGCCTGGCCGGGCAGGACACCCGTCTGACGGTCCTGGAGCAGCAGATGAAGCATCTGCCCAGGAGCGAGCAACTCACCGAGCTGGCCGAGAAGCTGGCCGAACTGGGTGGCGACATGAAGGGCATCAAGTCCGACGTGGCAGGCATCAACCGCTCCCTCGACCCGCTTAATCGCTCGGTCGATCGCCTTAACGATTACCTCCTACACAGCAAGTGAGGCTGCGATGAACAACCAACCTTTCGCCGATTTTCTGCGCCAGGATCAGCGCCTGGTGATGCTGCGCATCCTCTCTGAGCTGCCGCAGTACCGCGCCAACTCTTCGGTGATCACCAGCCTCCTGGGCGACTTCGGACACCACCCAAGCCGTGACCAAGTCAAGGCTGAGCTGGTCTGGCTGGGCGAGCAGGGCCTGTTGCGGGTGGAAGATATCGGCTCCGTCCTGGTCGTGACTCTGACCGAGCGCGGCGCCGATGTGGCTGCTGGCCGCGCTTCGGTACCGGGCATCAAGAAGCCGGGGCCCTGACCATGGCGCGCAAGAGCAGCGTCGACAAGGCGCGTGATGAGGTCCGCGATCTCATCAACCGTATGTTGCGGGATAACCGGCTGACTCTCGACCAGATGCGTGACGTGCTCGAGGAGCAGTTCCCCGGTGAGCAGGTGCCAAGCCGCACCGCGCTGCACCGCTACAAAAAGGGCTTCGCCGAGATCATGCGCCACCACCGCGAAATCCAGGTGGCGAGTGACGCCCTGGTAGCCGAGCTGGGCGAGAACTTCGACGACAAGTCGGGGGCGCTGCTCGCACAGGCCGTGACGACGCTGGCCACCCGCGCCTCTCATTCCGCCCTTGAGAAGGAACAGATCGATATCGGCGACGTGCTCGACCTGACCCGTGCGGCCAAGTACGCCCAGGAGTCGCGTGCGCTGAGTAGAAAGGAGCGCGATGCAGTGGCCAAAGAAGCCCGCGCCCAGCAGCTCAAGGAGCAAGAAGAGCGCCTGGAGGAACTGCGCGGCACGGACGGCATGAGCGAAGAGTTCGAAGACCGCATCCGCCGCGTACTGATGGGTAAAGCCTGATGAGCGAGCAAGAAGGCAAAGCACTCAAGGCCCTGACCAAGCCCCGCAAGATCGACCTCGCCGCCGAGCTGGAGCTGCATGGCGTTGTCGTTCCCCAAGACATGGCCGATGCAGTACCGGAGGCCGAGGGCGTATTCCTGCCGTACCAGCAGCGGTGGTTCGACGACACCAGCCAGATCATGATCGCCGAGAAGTCGCGCCGTACCGGCCTGACCTGGGCCGAGGCCGGGCGCAACGTGATCAACGCCGCCAAGCCTCGACGCCGTGGCGGGTGCAATACCTTCTACGTGGGCAGCAAGCAGGAGATGGCGCTGGAGTACATCGCCGCCTGTGCGCTGTTCGCCCGCGCCTTCAACGAGATGGCCCAGGCCGACGTCTACGAGCAGACGTTCTGGGATGACGGGCGCCGCGAGGAGATCCTGGCGTACATGATCCGCTTCCCGAAGAGCGGCTTCAAAATCCAGGCGCTCAGCTCGCGCCCGAGCAACCTGCGCGGCCTGCAGGGCGACGTGGTGATCGACGAGGCGGCATTCCATGAGTCCTTGGAAGAGCTGCTCAAGGCCGCCCTGGCGCTGACCATGTGGGGCAACAAGGTACGGCTGATCAGCACCCACAACGGCGTGGACAATGCCTTCAACAGCTACATCCAGGACGCACGCGAGGGCCGCAAGGACTACAGCATCCACCGCATCACCCTGGACGATGCCCTGGCCCAGGGGCTGTATAAGCGGATCTGCTACGTGACCAACCAGGAATGGTCGCCTGAAGCCGAGAAGCAATGGCGCGACAAGCTGTACAAGAACGCCCCCAACGTCGAGTCGGCCGAGGAGGAGTACGGCTGCGTACCGAAGAAATCGGGCGGTACCTACCTGAGCCGGGTACTGATCGAGCAGGCCATGGTCAATGACCACTCCATCCGAATCTACCGCTATGAGGCGCTCGAGGGCTTCGAACAGTGGACGCCTGAGATGCGCGAGGCTGAGATCCGCGCATGGTGCGAGGAGAACCTTGCGCCCGAGCTGGCTCGCCTGAACTCGCGCAACCGCCATACCTTCGGTGAAGACTTTGCCCGCCGTGGCGACCTGACTGTGTTCACGCCACTGCAGATCGATCCGCTGCTGCGCAAGCGCGTGCCGTTCGAGGTCGAACTGCGCAACCTCACCTATGAAGCGCAGCGCCAGGTGATGTTCTTCATCTGCGATCGCCTGCCGCGCCTGAGTGGCCTGGCGTTCGATGCCACCGGCAACGGCGGGTACTTGGCCGAGCAGGCGGCGCTGCGCTACGGAGCCGGCATTGTCGACCAGGTGCAACTCAGCCTGGCCTGGTACGCACTGTGGATGCCGAAGCTCAAGGGCGAGCTGGAGGCCTTCAACCTGCAGATCGCCCGCCACCAGACCCGCCTCGACGATCTGTTGTCGATCAAGGTGGAAAAGGGTGTGCCGGTTATCGAGAAAGGCCGCACCAAGGATCTGCAGGCGCAGGACAGCAAGGCCAAGCGCCACGGCGACAGCGCCGTATCGTTGGCCATGGCGGTGCGGGCCAGCTTCATGGAAGGCGGCGCCATCGAGTTCACCGCTCTGCCGCGCCACAGCCGTGGCTTCGACAACGTCGACGACAACGACACTGACCTCACTCTCCCGGAACCTTCAGCATGGTGACCACTTCCCGCATCCTGGGCCCCGATGGCCAACCGATCCGCCTGGCGGAGATCCGCGAGCCGCAGACCGCCCACCTGACCAGCCTGCACCATGAGGTAGGCAACCACCCCTCTCGCGGCCTGACCCCAAGCCGCCTGGCTGCGCTGCTCGATGCCGCCGAGCAAGGCGATATCGTCGCGCAGTACGAGTTGTTCGAAGACATTGAGGAGAAGGACGGCCACGTGTTCGCCGAGATGGGCAAACGTCGCCGCGCCGTGGCCCAGCTGGACTGGCAGATCGTCCCGCCGGACAACCCCACCGCCAAGGAGAAGGAAGCTGCCGCCGCGCTCGAGCAGCTGCTGGCCGGGCTGGATGACTTCGAGGCGATGCTGTTTGACGTGACCGATGCCATAGGCAAAGGCTTTGCCTGCCTGGAGTTCGACGGCTGGCACCGCGTAGACGGTGACTGGCTGCCGCGCGCAATCGATCACCGCCCGCAGACGTGGTTCCAGCTCACCCGTGGCGAGCGCCGCCAGGAGATCCGCCTGCGCGGCTCGATGGGCGGTGAGGCGCTGCAGCCGTTCGGCTGGATCACCCATATCCACAAGGCCAAGAGCGGCTACCTGGAGCGCAGTGCGCTATTTCGCGTGCTGGTGTGGCCGTACCTGTTCAAGAACTACAGCGTCGGCGACCTGGCCGAGTTCTTGGAGATCTACGGCATCCCCATGCGCGTGGGTAAATACCCAGGCGGTGCCACCGAGAAGGAGAAGCTGACCCTGCTGCGCGCCCTGGCCCAGCTCGGGCACAGCGCTGCAGGCATCATCCCGATGGGCATGGAGATGGAGTTCCTCAACGCCGCCCAGGGCGATCCGGCCGCATTCAAGCTGATGATCGACTGGTGCGAGCGCACCCAGTCCAAGGTGATCCTGGGCGGCACACTTACAAGCGGTACCGGCGAAGGCACCAACACCAACGCCCTGGGTAACGTGCACAACGAGGTGCGCCTCGACCTGCGCGACTCCGACGCCAAGCAGCTGGCCACCACCATCAGCCGTGACCTGGTGTACCCGATCGCCGTGCTAAACGGCCTGGCCGACAGCTGGAAGCGCTGCCCACGCCTGGTGTTCCCCACTGAGGAACCGGAGGATCTGAAGTCCTACGCCGACTCGCTGCCTCAGCTGGTCAAGCTCGGCTTCAAGATTCCGCGCCAGTGGGCCCAGGAGAAAGTGGGCATCCCCGAGCCATCCGAGAAAGAGGACGTGCTGCAGCTGCAGGCCGAACCATCGACGCCGGCCGAGCCGGAGCCGCCTGCTGGCGTTGCGGTGGCCACCGCACAACAGAAGCCAGCCACCACCGCCGCGCAGCGCCTGGACGATGACCTGCAGCCCATCACCGGCCAATGGATCATGCGCATCCGCCAGCTGGTGGAACAGGCCGAGAGCCTGGAGCAGATCCGCGATGGCCTGGCCGAGCTGCTGCCGGACATGACCCTGGAGCAGTACGCCGAGGCCATGGCGCAGGCGCTGGCTGCTGCTGCCCTGCAGGGGCGCCTGGACATCGTCCAGGAGGCCGCCAATGGCCGTTAGCGCCACCTCGCTGCCGTTCCGCGAGCAGAACGAGTTCCTGCGCCGCAAACTCAACCTGCCTACTAACGGCTGGACGGACGTATACGGCCGCGAGAACGACTATGCGTTCGTCGTAGCCGGCGCCAACCGCAACGACCTGGTAGCCGACTTCCACCAGGCAGTTCAACGCGCGATCGAGGGCGGCACCACCCTGGAGGCGTTCCGCCAGGACTTCGACCGCATCGTGGCCAAGTACGGCTGGAGCTACAACGGCGGCCGCAACTGGCGCTCGCGAGTGATATACGAAACCAACATGCGCAGCAGCTACATGGCCGGCCGTTATGAGCAGCTGCTGGCCGTGCGCGAGGAGCGCCCTTACTGGCAGTACCTGCACAGCGACGCGGTCGAGTACCCGCGAGAGGAGCACGAAGCCTGGAACGGCATGGTGCTGCGCTGGGATGACCCGTGGTGGCAGTACCACTTCCCGATCAACGCCTGGGGCTGCCAGTGCAGCGTGCGGGCGCTGAGCTATGACGACCTGGTGCGCATGGGCAAGACCGGGCCGGACACAGCGCCGCCGATCGTGTTCGAGCAACGCACCATCGGCCAGCGCAGCCCGCAAGGCCCGCGCACGGTGACGGTGCCGGTGGGCATCGACCCCGGCTTCGAGCACATTCCCGGCCAGTCGCGGCTGGAGAGCCAGGTGCCGGTACCGCGCCTGGGTGAGGAGCTGATCCCGTCCGCCGCACCTGGCCTGCCCAATCGCCCGGCGCCGGATGCGTTGCCGGTACCGCGCGTGATCGACCCCGAGACCCTGCCGCCTGCAGGCATGAGCGATGCCGAGTACGCCCGTCGCGCGCTCGATGCCTTCGGTGCCCAGCTCGATGCCGCCGAGCTGCTCACCGACGTCCTGGGCGAGCGCATCGCTGTTGGCCCGAGCATGTTCCAGGAACCCAGCGGCGCGCCGGCCGTGCAGGGCCAGGGCGAGCTGCTGCCGCTGCTGGCGGAAACGCTGTTACAGCCAGACGAAATCTGGACGCGCCTGGAGTACTCCGAACCGCTGCGCAAATCCCAGGTGCTGCGCCGCTATCTCGGCCGCTTCAACCTGGGCCAGCAGCTGACGCAGTTGGTGGTCATCGAGCTGGCCGGCAACGCCTGGAGCTGGGATATCGAGGCAGACCGCGAAGGCCTGGCCGAGCTGCTGCGCCAGGGCGTGCGCCTGTACCGGCGCGAGGACTGACCATGGCCGGCGTTACGCTTGAGTTCGATGCGGTTGCCGCACTGGCGGTTGTCAACGAGGCCGCCGCCGCGCTGGCCGACCCGGCGCCGATGCTGCGCGATATCGGCGAGTTCCTGCTGATCGCCCATGACCAGCGCTTTGCCAGCCAGGCCTCGCCGGATGGCACGCCCTGGCAGGCACTCTCTCCGGCCTACCTCAAACGCAAGAAGAAGAACCGCGACAAGATCCTGGTGCTCGATGGCTTCCTGAAAAACACCCTGCGTTACCAGGTGAACAACAACGAGCTGCTGTTCGGCACCAACCGCATCTATGGCGCGATGATGCACTTCGGCGGCAGCATCGATGTCGCCGCCCGCAGCCAGCAGGCTTACTTCCGCCAGGACGGCAAGACGGGCGACGTGGGCAACCAGTTCGTCAGCAAGCGCAAATCCAACTTTGCCCAGTGGGTCACCATCGGTGCCTACACCATCCAGATCCCGGCACGCCCTTGGCTGGGTATCAGCGACGACGACAACTACGCCATCGCCGGCATCGCCACCCGTTACCTGATGCCAAATTCCGCATAACGCCAAAACGCGCCAGGAAGGCCCCTGGAGGCGTTTGGGGGCTGCCGTTGTACGCGTCGGGCTGCCTCTGGCCCTTTCCGGGGCTGTTTGGGCGTTTATAAACACGGTAGGCGGGGTGGCAGTGACTCACCTTCGCGCGTATCGCTAAAAAACTCCCCGCCGAAAGATTTTTGCCCCGTCAAAATTACTTGCCCGGCCTGCCGCGCCAAGCTGCCGGCATGAAGACAAAACGCCTCCCTCTCGCCGTTGCACTCGCCGCCTGCAGTTTCGTACTGGGGGCGCCGGCTGCCGACAACACCATCTGGGTTCAGGTGACCCCGGCTGGCCATTTCCTGCCGGCTGATGGCCGCGAGATCAAGGTGCCGTCCTGGCACATCAACCAGGCAGTGGCCACCAAGGTCATCGAGCGCTTCCACGCTCGCAAGAACAAGCGCGTGGTCGACTATGAACACCAGACCCTGCTCAAGGAAGAGAACGGCCAGCCCGCTCCAGCTGCAGGTTGGTACCAGGCCCTGGAGTGGCGTGAGGGCGAAGGCCTGTTTGCCCAGGTGCAACTGACTGCCCGCGCCGCGCAGTACATCGCCGAGGGCGAGTACCAGTATTTCTCCCCCGTGTTCCTTTACCACCCGACCACCGGCGACGTCCTGGACGTGCAGATGGGCGCGCTCACCAATGCCCCGGCAATCGACGGCATGCAGGAACTCAGCCTGCGCGCCGCCGCGTCGTTCGGCTGTTTCGATGACTCCCCAGAGGAAAACCCCGTGAACCAATTGCTGCTGGCGCTGATCGCCGCCCTCGGCCTGGCCGAGAACACCACCGAAGAGCAGGCAGTCGCCGCGCTCTCCGCCCACACCACCAACCTGCGCAAGCTGCTGGGCCTGGATGAAAAGGCCGGTGGCGAAGCCATGCTGGCAGCCTGCACCGGCCTCAAGGCCAAGGCGACCGCCACCCCTGATCCGGCGCAGTTCGTTTCGCTGTCGGTCGTCGAGGGTATGCGCGCTGAGATGGCAGCTCTGACCGCACGCCTGGGCGAGCGCGACGAGAAGGATCTCGACAGCCAGATCACTGCCGCCCTGGAAGACGGCCGCCTGGCCAAACCCATGGAAGAGTGGGCACGCGAACTCGGCAAGAGCAACCGCGCTGCGCTAACTGCCTACCTGGACAAGGCGAAGCCGATTGCTGCGCTGAGCCGAAGCCAGACTGGCGGTGAGCCTCCGGTGGCTGACGAGAAAACCGGGCTGACTCAGGAAGAGCTGGCCGCGTGCTCGCGCATGAATCTGACCCCCGAACAGTTCAAGGCCGCCAAGGTCGAGGAGCAATAAGCGATGACTGCGCTCACCAAAGACCGCAACACCAAGCGCCGTGATGGCGTGCAGTACTCCGACCCGGTAGCCGCTAGTACCAAGGTTTTCGCTGGTGCTCTGGTGTGCATCAACGCCTCGGGTTTCGCCGTGCCGGGCAGCACCTCCGCCACCCTGAAAGCCCGTGGGGTTGCCCAGGAGTACGTCGACAACTCCGCCGGTGCAGCCGGTGATCTGCGCGTGGAAACCCGCCGTGGCGTATTCCCGTTCGCCAACAGTGCCTCGGCCGACGAGATCACCCGCGCCGATATCGGCGCCACGGCCTACATCGTCGACGACCAGACGGTCGCCAAGACCTCCGCCACCAACACCCGCTCGGTTGCCGGCGTTATCCGCGATGTGGATAGCGATGGCGTCTGGGTCGAGATCTAAGGAGCAAGACTCAGATGATCATCAACAAGCAAAACCTCTCCATCCTTCATACCGGCTATAAGGCGTCGTTCCAGGGCGCATTTCAGGGCGCAGTGATCGACTACGACCAGATCGTGATGGAAGTGCAGTCCGGCACCGCCATCGAAACCTACGGCTGGCTGGGCGCTACCACTCGCTTCCGTGAGTGGCTGGGCGACCGCGTGATCCAGAACCTGGCGCTGCATGACTACAGCATCAAGAACAAGACCTTCGAGAACACCGTGGGCGTGCCCCGCGAGGCGATCGAGGACGATCAGTACGGCACCTACAACACCCTGATGGCGCAACTGGGCCAGGACGCCAAGGAGCACCCGGCCGAGCTGGTCTATGCCCATCTGAAAAACGGTTTCACCGGCAAGTGCTACGACGGCCAGTTCTTCTTCGACACCGATCACCCGGTGATCGGCGCCAACGGCCAGGAAGTCTCGGTGAGCAACTTCCAGGGTGGCAGCGGTACGCCGTGGTTCCTACTGGACGTCACTCGCATGATGCGGCCGATCATCCTGCAGAAGCGCAAGAACTATCAGTTCGTTTCCAAGACCGGCGAGACCGACTCCAACGTGTTCGACCGCAAGGAGTTCGTGTGGGGCGTGGATGCACGCCTGAACGTCGGTTATGGCCTGTGGCAGCTGGCCTACGCCTCCAAGGAAGCGCTGGATGCCGACAGCTTCAACGCGGCCTATGCCGCCATGCAGGAACTCAAGGGCGACAACGCGCGTCCGCTGGGTATCCGTCCGAAGCTGCTGGTAGTGCCGCCAAGCATGCGTGCTACCGCCCTGGAAGTGGTCAAGGCCGAGCGCAACGCGGCCGGCGCCACCAACATCAACCGCGACGTGGTCGACGTGCTCGTCACCCCGTGGCTGGCCTGATGGGGTGATGCATGGCTAATAAATCGACCGCCAAGGCGCCTGCAAAGGCGTCCACCAAGAGCGCAGAAAAGGCAGCCCCAGCGGCTGCCCCTGCGGCCGCCGAACAGCTGGCCAACCAGCCGGCGGCAACTACCGAGAACGCTGCACCGGCTCAGGTGACCGAGCCGGCCAGCACCGAACAACCTGCGAATGAAGCATCCGTTCTGGAGAACGGTTCCATGGGGCAGGACGCCCCGACCGATACCGCCCCGGCCGCGCCTGATACGGCGGCCGCCACTAGCCAACCGGCATCTGCCGCGCCCCAGGCGTCTATGGGCGATGCCGTTGTGACTCAAACAGGTGCGGAGGCGCAGGCAGCAGCATCGCCTGCAGGTGGTAGTGCCACTGATGCTGTTGATGGCCTGGACGACGATGGCGACTACGACGGGCTGTGGGTGGTGGCGATTCCCGAGCAGGGCTTCCGCCGCTGCGGCTTTCGCTTCACTCGCGAGGGCTTCGGCATCGCCCTGGACGCGCTCACGGCCGAGCAGGTCGAGCAGCTGGAGAACGAGCCCAACCTCAAGGTTGAGCGCGGCATCTTCTCCGGCCGTGTCGGCGAGCGCGTGTACTGACCCATGAACTACATCACCCTCGACGACCTGGCCGAACGCCCAGGCGCACGCGAGCTGGCCCAGGTGGCCACCAAGGAAGGCGTGCGCGAGGTGGCCACCGATTTGATGGAGGCCACCCTGCGCGGCGCTGACCGCAGCGCCTGGGCGGCTGATCTGGTCGCCGTTGCGGATGATGCCCTGCAGCGCATCCAGGACGCCGTCACCGAGGCTGAAAGCCTGATCGATGGCTACCTGGCCAAGCGCAGCTACCCGCTGCCGCTCAGCCCGGTACCGAAGCTGGTCACTGGCTGGACGCGCGACATCGCCCGCTACCTGCTGCACAAGGATCGCGGCGGTAAAGAGGACAACGACCCGATCGTGCGCAACTACAAGGATGCGCTGAAGTTCCTGGGCCTGGTCGCCGAGGGCAAGTTCAGCCTGGGCGCCGAGGATCCGATCGCCAGCAACCCGGATCTGCTCGACGTGCGCTTCGAGTCCGCGCCGAGCGTGTTCGACCGTACCAGCAGGCGGGTGTTCTGATGAACTTCGCGCCCCTGGATACCACGCTCGTCGAGAACCGCCTGCGCGACCAGGTGCCGGACTTCGGCAGGGTCAATGGCGCCGCCGCGTATCACACGCTCAAGGGCCTGCAGGACTTCCGCACCGGCGACTGCTGGGTGGTGCTGGCTGCCGAGACCAACCCGGCAGCCGATGGCCCGCAACCCAAGCGCAAGGCCGCAGCCGGTGCCGTGTTCGGCGTGGTGATCTGCGCCAGGAACTACCGCGACCTGCATGCGGACGCGGCCAAGGATGAGGTGATGAATTTTGTCGGTAAGGCCCGAGAGGCCCTTATCGGCTGGGCCCCAGCCGGCTGGAAGGATTGCATCTGGCTCAAGGGCCAGGTGCTCGATAGCGACAGCGACCGTGTGCTCTGGATCGACATTTACACCACCACCCACGTACTAGGGGGCAACCCGTGAGCAAGCCAGGGAAAAACGAACTGACCGAGGTGACTCTCGGTAAGAAACACACCCACGCCGGCGAGAAAAAGAAGCCTGGCGACAAAATCATGGTGACCGCCCAGGAGAAAGAGTTCCTGGAACGCCACGAAATCCTGGCTGGCCAGGCCAATCAGGCTCAGGCCCCGGCCGCAGAGTGAGGTAACAACAGATGAGCGAAACCTACTTCTACGGCCAGGCCGAGATCGAGATGGCCGAGATCCTGGCCGGCGGCAAGGTCGGCCCCTATATCTGGCTGGGCGACTTCAGCGAGTTTTCAGGCTCCTTCTCGCAGACGGCGATCAACCATCGTGAGTCCTACAGCGGCAACAAGGGCAAGGTGCGCGAGTTCTTCACCGAACTGGGTATGGACTGGTCCGGCACACTGCATCAGCTATCGCCGGATAACGTCGCGACCTTCACCCTGGGCAAGTACAACCAGGAAGAAGCAGGAACGGTAACCGCCGAGGAATTCCCCATCGTCGCCGATGGCGATGTGGTGCAGCTCGATCACGTCAATGTCAGCGACCTGGTTATCGTCGATAGCGCCGGCAGCCCGGTCACCATGACCCCTGACGTCGTATACAAGGGCGATGAATGGGGCAACGTCCGTATCCTGGCTCTGCCGGCCTCACCAGCACCGACCCAGCCGCTCAAAGCCGCTTACAGCTATGGCGCCTATCAGCAGGCCGCGTTTCTGGCCGGCACCCGCAAGAACTACGCGCTGCGCGCCAAGGGTGTGAACTTGGCAGAGAACGGCGAGAAGTGGATGGTCGAGATCTACAAGGTATCGGCCGGGCTACTGCAACAGCTATCGCTCATCACCAGCGGCAACCAGATGGCCGGCTCTCAGGTGACGTTCAGCTCGCTGCTGGATTCGTCCAAGCCGGCCGATGGTCAGCTCGGCCAATACGGCCGCTACGTGACCCTGGGCTAAACCATGGCAAAGACGAAAGGAAAGGTGATCACCACGCCCGAGGCCCCAGCGGCCGAGGGCGCGGATGACCTGCAGAAACTTCACCCCAACCTGGAGGCGAAGCTGAACGGCCGCATCGTCGTCGTGCGCGAGTACGGCTTCGTCGAGGGCCTGCAGGTTCGCCAGCAGCTCAAGTCGTTCCTGGAGGGGCTGTACGAGCTGATCAAGGCCGAATCGGTGCCGCCCCTCGAACAGATCATGGAGCTGGTCGTTGCGCACCTGGGCGACGTCCTGCAGGCGGTGGCCACCTCGGCCGACATCGAGGTCGAGGAGCTGCGCACGCTCAAGAACCAGGACGAAGGCGATGCCCTGCTGTTCAAGTGGTGGACAGCCAACGGCCCTTTTTTCTATCGGCGCGCCCTAAGCAGGATTCTGGCCGAGCGTTACCGGGCGGCCGAGGCGGAAAAGCAGCGCGCTGGGCAGACGTCTACGCCTGCCTCATCCGCGCCGGCTACGGCGACGTCGAGCGAATAGGCCGATACACCGAGCGGCAGATCATGCTGCTGTTCGAGGCTGAAAAGCGCCACCGGCGCACGGAGCGTGCCGAGATGCTGAAGGACATGAACCTGGCCTTCGCCGGTGGCGAGGCCGCCGACAAGCACTTCAAAGAGCTTTTGCCGTAGGAGGCACCATGAAACAGGCCATTGCCGAGCTGCAACGTACTGCAGAGATTGCTGAACACAACCAGCCTTACAGCGAGCAGGCCGGTGATGTCGCCCAGGCCGAACTGCAGCGCACCACCTCGCATGAATGCCGTGAGGCGATCGAGCTGTTGAAGGTAAGCGACCAGGCGCCTGCAGGCGACTGAGAAAGAAAGAGGGCTCCTGCTCCTGGTGCGCTAACACCAGGAGCAGGCGCCAAACAGGCAACGCATTGCCAGTCCAGCCAAGGCCCTCCGCTCACGCGTGAGCCGGGCGAGCCTAGCAAATGGTAAAGGCGTTGCCGAGAGTGAAAGACTTACGTTGTGGCGGTTGTCACCGCTTGCTGGCCAAAGTCGGCCAGTTCGATGTTCTGCAGATCAAGTGCCCGCGCTGCCGGGCCATCAATCATTTGAGGGCCGAGAGCCTCCCCACCACGCCATCGAGCGCTGGCCAGGAGGCCTCATGCAAGCCCAACCCATCATCCCCTGGATAGGCGGCAAGCGTCGGCTCGCCGATCGCATCTTCCCTTTGTTCCCTCGCCACAGCTGCTACGTCGAACCGTTCGCGGGCGGCGCAGCGCTGTTCTTCCTGCGCCCGGTACCGGCCGAGGTCGAGGTGCTCAATGACATCAACGGTGACCTGGTCAATCTGTACCGGGTCGTGCAGCACCACCTGGAGGAGTTCGTGCGCCAGTTCAAGTGGGCGCTGAGTAGCCGCCAGGTGTTCAAGTGGCTGCAGGAGACGCGGCCGGAGACCCTGACCGATATCCAGCGGGCCGCCAGGTTCTACTACCTGCAGCAATCCGCCTTCGGTGGCCGGGTCGATGGCCAGAGCTACGGCACGGCCACCACCCAGCCGCCAGGGCTCAACCTGCTGCGGATCGAGGAGGCGCTATCGGCCGCGCACCTTCGTTTGAGCAACACCTACATCGAGCACCTGAGCTGGGCCGAGTGCATCCGTCGCTACGATAGGCCGCACACGCTGTTCTATTGCGACCCACCGTACTGGCAGACCGAGGGCTACGGCGTGCCGTTTGGGTTCGAGCAGTATGAGGAGATGGCCGAGCTGATCGGTCGGATCAAGGGCAAGGCGATCATCAGCCTGAACGACCACCCGGACATCCGCCGCGTGTTCGGCCGGTACCACATCGAGAGCACAGACATCACCTACACCGTGGGTGGTGGCCAGGGCACTCAAGCGCGTGAGGTACTGATCTTCAGCTGGGATATCCAGGCAGAGCCAGCAGGACTGTTCTAGCGGTTTTTGCCGCGTCCAAATTACATCCCGCCTCGCGCGCGCGAGCATGTCGGCATCCCACCCATCTGGATGCTGACCGATGAACAATCGCGGTGATATCGAGTTTGCCCTGCGCCTCAAGACTGACCTGGAACAAGGCCAGCGCGAGCTACAGGGCCTTGCTCAGACCGTCGAGGGGGTCGGCGCTGGCGCAGCAACATCGAGCGCTGAACTCAATCACCTGGGCGAGACTGCAGATCAGGCAGCCGCGCGCCTGCGTGGCATCGCCGAGGCGGCGGTACAGCAAAAGGCCGCAGCCGACGCAGCAGCGGCCAGCATGATGGAAAGCGCCAACGCCACGCGCCTGGCGGGCGCCAACTGGCAGGAGACCGCTGCGGCTCAGAACGAGTCAATGCGCGCGTATCACGCTGCCGAGCGTGCCGCCGAGCAGAAGGCTCAGGCCGACCTGAAAGCGGCAGAGGCTGCCGCTGCCGCCGCTGCTGCCACCGAGAAAGAAGCGCAGGAGCTTCAGCAGCTCCTGGGCAAGATTGACCCCGTCATCCGCAAGCTCGACGAGCTGGACAACATGGAGCAGCAACTGCGCCGCGCGCGCGCCTCCGGCCAGATCGATCTGGGTACCTTCGACGATTTCAACACCAAGCTGCAGGAGCAACGTCAACGCCTGGGCGGTACCACGGATGCAATGCGCGTCGCCGGCATCACGGCTGGGCAGTACCAGCAGGCCATGCGTCAGCTGCCGATGCAGATCACCGACATCACCACCAGCCTGGCCAGCGGCATGCCGGTATGGCTGGTGGCCGTGCAGCAGGGTGGCCAGATCCGCGACAGCTTCGGCGGGTGGGCCAACGCCGGCCGTGCCCTCGTCAGCACCATCAACCCGCTGACACTGGCCATCGCCAGTGTTACTGCTGCGATTGGTGCGACGGTGATAGCGGCCGTTCAGGGCGCGGCCGAGACTTACGAGTATGAAAAGGCCATTGCCCTGACGGGAAACTCTGCGGGCATTAGCGCTGATCGCCTGGCGCAGATGGCGCAGCAAATCGATGCAGTCTCCGGTACCCAGCGCCAGGCCGCAGCCGCGCTGGCTGAAGTAACCGCTGCGGGCAAGTTCACTGCTGATCAGATCCAGCTCATCGCTACCACTGCTGTGGTGATGGAGAACAGCATCGGCCGCGCTGTCAGCGCCACGGTCGAAGAGTTCAAGAAGCTGGCCGAGGAGCCGGCCGAGGCATCCGCCAAGCTCAACGAGCAGTACAACTACCTCACGTTAGCGGTGTACGAGCAGATCTCTGCGCTAGAAGCCCAGGGCGATCAGGCTGGTGCGGCACAGGTGGCGATGGAGGCCCTGGCCGAAGCTATGCAGAGTCGGGCGGCCGATATCGCTGGCAACCTCGGGCTGGTCGAGTCTGCCTGGCAGGCGGTCAAGAATGTGGCCGCAGAAGCCTGGGACGCGATGCTCGACATTGGCCGAGCTGACACCCTGGAAGACAAGCTCGCCGAGGTAGCACGCCAGCGGCAGACCGCTATGTTCGGCGTGCGCGGCGACCGTGTTTCCGCCGGCATTGATCCTGCGCTTGAAGCCCGCCTGGCGGCCGAGGAGCAAGGCCTGCGCGAGCAGATCCGTCTGCGTGATGAGCAAGCCAGGCAGGAAGGCGAAGCCGCAGAGGCCAACCGCGAGGCCATCGCCACCGCCCAGGAGCGAAACAAGGCCGCTGACGCATTCGTCAAAGGTGCCGAGGCCCAGCTGCAGAGCCTGCAGAACCTGACCAGCGTAGAGCGCGCGCAGCGGGTGATGCAGGAACAGAACATCGAGGCCACCAGCGAACTGGGCAAGCGCATGCTGGAGGCGGCTGAAGCCACCGATAAGCAGCGCGAGGCAAACCAGGCCGAAGCCGATGCCAAGCGTGCGGCCACTGAAGAGCAGCGCAAGGCCACTGCCGCCCTGCGCGAGCAAGAACGCGCCGCCCAGGCCGCGCTGCGTGCAACCGAGCAGAGCGTTCGCCAGCAGCTGAGTTACGTGCAGGGCCTGGAGGATCAGGCCGCCAAGATCGGCCTGACCGCTGCCGAAGTGCGCCAGTACGAGCTGGCCGAGAAAGGCCTGGCCGGCGCCATGCGTGCGCGGGCCGATGCTGCGCTGGCTCTGATCGATGCCGCCGAGGCACAGCGCCAGGCCGACGCCAACGCCCGCACCAATGTCGGCCTTGAGGCTGAGTTCCTGCGTGCTGCAGGGCGCGAGACCGATGCTGCGTTGCTGGAGATTCGCACCAAGTTCGCCAGCATGCGTACCGAGCTGGAGAAGGCCGGCAACGAGGCTGGCCTAGCCTGGCTGGACAAGCTGATCCCTGTGGCCGAAGCCAAGGTGCGCGTCGACGACGTGCAGCGTGAGATGGATCGCATCCTCGCCGAGCAACAGCGCCAGGAGCAGTCGGTCAACGTGCAGCAGGATGCCGGCCTGATCACCGAGCTGCAGGCGCGCGAGCGCATCCTGGAGATCCACCGCCAAACCTACGCCCAGCTGGAGCAGATCCGCCCGGTGCTGGCCGAGCTTGCTGCGCAACCTGGTGCAGTCGGCGAGTCGGCCTCCCAGGCCCTGTACGCACTCGACGCTCAAGCCCAGCGTCTGATGGCCACCACCACGCTCCTGCAGGAGACGCTGCGTGATGGCCTGACCACGGGGCTCACCGAAGCCCTGACCGGCCTGGCGCGCGGCACCATGACCCTGCGCGAGGCCGTCAGCGCCCTCGGCCAGAGCGTGCTCGATGCGCTCACTCGCATGGCGGCCGAGAACCTGGCGCAGTCCATCACCGGTGGCGTGATGGGGCTGTTTGGCGGTGGCAGCAACGATGCTGCCGGCATGACCGTCGGGGCTGCTGCTGTTACCTCGTCTGCCGGAGCCCTTTCGGCCGCCGGCGCAACCCTTGTCACTGGCGCATCGGCCATCCAGATCGCCGCGCAGGCTCTGGCAGCTGCAAACGGAGGTAGTGCTGCCGCTGGTGCGACAAGCGCTGCCGGTGGCGGTGGCGGCTGGCTGTCAGCCATTGCTGGGATGTTTGGCGGCGGTGGCGGCGCAGCAGCTGGTGCCAGTACCTACACCGGCGCCTTCGGCTTCGCCGATGGCGGCAAGGTCAAGGGCCCCGGCACGCCCACCAGCGACTCCATCCTGGCCGCACTCTCGACCGAGGAAGTCGTCATCCGCGCCGCCTCGGCCATGCAACCTGGTGCGACCGACTTCCTACTGGACTTCAACGCACGCGGCATGCAGGCCTTGCACGACTGGGCCTTCCAGTCCGCCTACCACCACAACACCGGCGGCCTCGCCGGCGTGCCGGCACCCGCCATGGCCAGCCCTGGTCTGGGCACCTCGCGCTTGGCCGAGCCGGCCAAGAGCATGAGTACCAACCTCAAGAACAGCGTGAATCTCTACGCCGTACAGCGTCCGGAGGATGTTGCTGGCATGGCGTGGGGCAAGGCGGGCCAGGAGCACTTCATGGTTTACCTGCAACAACACGGCGCCGAAGTGCGCCAGCTACTGGGGATCAGGTGATGCCTTATCAGATCGGGTTCGTCGATGACACCGGCGGCACCCTTGCACATCAAAAGATGCTCGACACCATCAAGACGTTTGCCGAGGCGAATGGCTGGGTGACGGTCTTCCATAACACTGCCGGCACCAACCATCAGGTCATCCTGAAGGGACCAGGTTATAGCGGTACCGAAGAGATCTTCGTGGGTTTCGGCACCTACCAGGACGTCACGGCCGACTACTACAACATGATCTGCTACGGCTTTACCGGCTACGTGCCCGGTAATCCGATCGGCAGTCAGCCTGGCGCGCGTTGGTCTGCGGTGCCGGCGCATAACCAGCGGATCGACTACTGGCTCACCGTCAGCCCGCAGCGCATCGCGTTCGGCTTGAAGGTCGGCATCCCGGTCTATGAGTCGGCCTACGTCGGCAAGATGCTGCCGTATGCCAGGCCTTCTCAGTTCCCGTACCCCATGGTCGTTGGCGGCATGCTGGCCGCAAACAGCGCGCCGGCGACCCGGTTCTCCGATACCGCCCACTCCATGCCCTACAAGGGTAACCGCAGCAACCTGGCGTTGCGTGACAACGCTGGAAACTGGCTGCAGGTGGAGTGCCACCCCTGGAACAACAGCGTGCTGGCCGGCGTTGGCACCGGCACCACCACCAACGTCCGTGACACCGGCGGGGAGTACCCGCTGCTGCCGATCATTCTCAGCGATGCCAACGGCATCTACGGGGAGCTGGAGGGGGTGTTCTACATCAGCGGCTTTAACAACGTGGTCGAGAACACGCTGGAGATCGAGGGCATCACCTATGTGGTGCTCGAGGACGTTTACCGCACCGGCCATACCGACCACTACGCATTGAGGATGAGCTGACATGGCGCACTACACCGGCAGCGCGAACGACTTCGCTGAGCTGCTCACCGCGCTGCGCAATGCCTGCGTTGCGGAAGGTTGGACGTTGACCGGCGATGTGCTGAGCAAGGGCACGGCCTTCATCAAGATCGAGGACATCACCCTCGACGCCAACACGCCGCGCAGCCTGATGGTGACCGGCGGTACCGGGCTCAGCGGCTCTACCCTGCTGCAGCCGTCGGCCGTTACCCCGCGCATGGGGCGTGGCCACAACAACGCCGCCGCCTACGTTTGGCCCATGTCCTACCACATCCATATCCACACCGACCCGGACGAGGTGTATTTCATCGCCAACTGGTCAGTGGAGTACTTCATGTGGCTGGCGTTCGGGGTCTCCGACGTGCCCGGCCTGGCCGGCACAGGGCTGTGGCTGACCGCCAATGCGATGCGCCGGTACAACTCGGGGTTCGGCGAGTCTATTAGCTACAGCTACGAGATCCGCCCCAACTCGGGAGGGTCGGGCCCCAGCGTCAACAGCTTCTACCGCAACACCGGGCCGTTCTGGCGCACATACCAGCGCAATACGTCGGGGACGGTTGCTCTATATGGCCCGTACTACCAGGACGCCGTGCACACCGGCCTTAATGCCCTGGGCGCGGACGGGTGGGCTGGCGTGCCGACAGCCACCGGTTCCATTGCCCCTGGCAACATCGACGCGATCCTGGCTCAGCAGCCCCACATGGCAAGACAGCCATCTGTCTGGAACAACGAGGCAATCCTGTTGCCGATCCAGGTGTACGAGGTCACCAGCTCGAACAAACGCCAGTTGATCCTCGATGTTCGCCACGCCCGCTACCTGCGTATCGACAACTACGAACCCGGCCAGGTAATCACCATGGGCACGGATCAGTGGAAGGTCTACCCGTTCTGGCGCAAGAACATCGCTGTGCGCGACGGTGGCAGCAACCTGGAGCATACCGGCACTTTCGGCTGGGCCATTCGGTACGACGGGGAATAACCGATGGCCCTCCTGCCAGGCTTCAGCATCGGTTCACCCGCCGGCGGGGTGAACAACCCCTACGTGACCGACGACATTGACCTGTTCGAGGATCAGCCCTGGCCGTTCGGGCCCTCGCTGGCCGGCGCGGCGCCGATTCAGGATGTCACCAGCCACTTGCCCGTGTCGGCTGTGCCGCGACTGCTGGAGGGTTTCATCGCCTACAGCTACCAGCACGATTTTTATCACCGCATCCATATTTCCCGGTCCCAGCTCGACCTGGGCAATGTGGTTTCAACCCAGATCACGCCAGTGAATGTTTGGAACGCCTATCTGGTCGATCGCACCTTGGTCGAGATCAGCGGGTTAGATGAAGGCATCGAGCTGGCTGGACAGCCTGAGCCGCCCTTTGTTTTCGAGCCCCTGCAGGAGCGCGAGTGGCTGGTTTCCGTCACGCCGAACGGCGTGCCTGTGCTCGATACTGCCCTGGAGTGGCAGTTCGACAATGGCGCCACGGCCCGCTTGCGTATTACTGCCAACCGCATCATCGCCTGGACCTTCGTGCCTGACTGGGGCGACGGCGTGCGCGAGCGCCTGATTTTCGCTACCGACATCCTGCAGAGCGAATCTGGAGTCTCGCAGCGCCGGAAGCTACGCCTGGCGCCGAGGCGCGAGTTCCAGGCCTCGATGTTCGGTGAGGGTCGCGAGCGTCAGTTGCTCGATCTGGCGTTGGCCGGTTGGGGCGATCGCCTTTGGGCGCTGCCTATCTGGCCTGATGTGCAGTTGCTGGCCGTTGGTGTCCCAGCAGATGGCGTGTTTATTCCGTGCCAGACCGAACACCTGGACTTCCGCGCGGGTGGCCTGGCGTTGCTGCGGGGTGAGGATGCCTTTACCTACGAGACCGTGGAGGTCGAAGGTGTATCGCCTCTCGGGCTGGACTTGGCCCGCGCCACTCAGAAGGCCTGGCCGGCCGGCACTCGACTGTACCCAGCCCGCACCGCCCAGCTCATCGAGCCGCCTCCGCTGACCAAGCTGACCGATCAACTGATCGAAGCGCAGGTTCGCTTCCTGATCATGGAGGCGTGCGAGTGGCCGGCGCTGATGCCGGCGTCGACATATCGCGGTCTGCCTGTGTGGGATCGCCGCCCTGACGATAGCCAGGATCTGACATTGGCAGCCGAGCGGCTGATGTCGACGCTGGACAGTGGCCTGGGCCTGCCGCGCTTCACCGACACAGCACGGAGGGCGTTCGCGCTACTCGGCCAGCGCTGGCTCGACCAGGGTCGCGCTGAGCGGGCTGCTTTGCGCAGCTTCATCTACGCCATGTGCGGTCGGCAGAAAGTAGTGTGGGTGCCAACCCACATGGCAGACCTGACGCTGGTTGCGACGGTCTCCAGCGTCGCGGCCACCATCGACGTCGCCAACATTGGCTACGCGCGGTTCAGCGGTGGGCGCCCTGGGCGCCGTGACATCCGTATCGAGCTGTACGGCGGCGCGGTGTTCTTCCGGCGGGTACTCGCTGCCACGGAGGTTGATACCGATGTTGAGCAGCTCGTGCTCGATGCCGCCTTGGGGCAGGTGGTCGAACCGGACCAGGTGGCGCGCATAAGTTGGATGGTGCTGTGCCGCTTCGAGAGTGACACCCAAGAGCTGGAGCACATGACGGACAGCCTGGGCGTTGCCAGCTGGGCAACGACCTTCCGCGAGGAGCGCGATGATGAGTTTTGACAGCCGTGAGCAGTCTCTCGCCGCCGGCGCGCCTGTGCGCCTCTATGAGTTCCGCCGGGGGGTGTGGCGCTGGCTCTACAACAGCAGCGATCGCAATCTCACTGTCGGGCCCCAGGTATACCTGGCGCTGCCAGGAGGCATCAGCGACGGCGGCATCCGCCAGAGCGGAGTGGCGCGGCAGGATGACTTCGTCATCACCGCCCCGGCCGACCTGGAGGTCGCACAGCTGTTTCGTAATAGCCGGCCGAGTGCCGAGATCGCTCTGATCGTTAGCGACATGCACATGGGCGACGGCCAAGTGGTGGCGCGTTACACCGGCACCATCGCCAGCGTGCGTTGGCCGACGTTGGATAGCTGCCGCATTACCTGCCAGGACATCGACGCCAGCATGGAGAGGCCGGGCCTGGTGGACACCTACAGCCGTACCTGCACGACCACGCTCTACTCGAAGTGGTGCGGGGTCGATCGAAACTTGCACCGCGTGGAATCCGTCATCGATGCAATGGCCGGTAGGACTATTACCTGTGCGGGGATTGATGCCTACCCGGACGGACGTTTCGGCGGCGGTTACGTGGAATGGCCGATCGGCAATGGCGAGTTCGATACGCGCACCATCGAGACCCACGCCGGCGAAGTACTCACTCTGATGGGCGGCACCTTCGGCCTGGCGCCTGGCATGGCGGTGCGGGTGTATCCGGGGTGCGACTTCCTCCCCGGCACCTGCAATGACGTCTACGACAACCTGCCCAACTTCCGGGGTACCAACGCTATGGACGGCGTCTCACCTTTTGACGGCGACCAGGTGTTCTGACCATGTGGTTACAAGTTGCGATCCTCGTCGCGTCGTATCTGCTCAGCGCTGCGAATCAGCCGAAGCCCGCCAAGCCAAAACCAGCTGCGTTCTCGTCGTTCGACTTCCCGCGCTGTGAGGAAGGCGCCGAGAAGACCGTGCTGTTCGGCCAACGCTGGACGAAGAGCTGGATGGTGCTTTCGGTGCGAAACCAGCGCAGCGAGGCCATCAAGAGCAGTGGAGGCAAGAAGTGAGCGGGCGGCTGATCGTCACCATCGAGCACCTATATACGGTGCCGACCTGGACAGGTCGCGTCGGCTACTGCGGGCAGAAATCGCGCGAGTTCTTCGCGGCGCAGGGCTGGGACTGGCTGGACTTCGTGCAGAACGGGATCGATGCCGATCTCCTGACGGCCACGGGCAATGCCTTGGCCATTCACCTGGTGGCACACGCGCGTAGCGTTCAGGAGGCTGGCAATGGGCAGCAGTAGCAAGAAGTCGGTGATTGTCGGATTCCGGTACTCCTTCGATATCCACTTCGGCCTTGGCAAAGCCATGGACGGCCTGCTGGCTATCCGCGCTGCCGGCAAGACCGCCTGGACAGGCTTGGTCACCAGCAACTCGCGGATTCACATCAGCGCGCCAAATCTGTTCGGTGGCGACAAGGGCGAAGGCGGCATCGACGGCGACCTGGATGTGATGTTCGGTGAGGAGGATCAGGCGGTGAACAGCTCGCTGGCAGCCGCCCTCGGTGGGCTGGTACCGGCGTTCAGGGGGTTCTGCGGCGGATTCTTTTCGGGGCTGGTCACTTCTATAAACCCGTATCCCAAGCCCTGGGAGGTCCTGCGGTGGCGAGCACTCAAGGGGTGGGACGGCGATGTCTGGTACCCGTCCACCTGCCTGATCACCTTGGCCGGTGGCCAGGTGCGGGCGATGAACCCGGCACATATCCTCTACGAGACCTATACCAATGCGGACTGGGGGCGCGGGCTAGATCGGACGATGCTCGATGACGCCGCGTTCAGGGCTGCGGCGCTGCAGCTGTTCAACGAGGGCTTCGGCCTGTGCCTGGAATGGGAGCGCTCCGGTTCGCTGGCCGAGCTGCGCGATCTGGTCTGCGACCACATCGGTGCCTACGCTGGGCCGGACCGGCGCACCGGGCTGATCACCCTCAAGCTTTTCCGCGACGACTACGACCCCGAGGATCTGCCGCTGTTCGATGAGGACAGCGGCTTGCTCGGTATCGAGGAAGACGAAGCCAGCAGCCAGCTGGTTGCGCCGAGCCAGTTGTTCGTCGAGTTCGATGACGCCATCACCGGCGAGAAGCGACGTGCTCGCGCGGTTAACCCGGCTGTGGCCCAGGCCCAGGGCGGACCTGCAGCTGAAGTCATCAGCTATCCCGGCCTGCCGACCGCCGAACTGGCAGGGCGCGTTGCGAGCCGTGATATGCGGGTTAAGGCGAGCAACCTGCGGAAGTTCAAGGTGCGTCTCGACCGGCGCGGCTGGGGGCTCGGGCCTGGTGATGCCTTCCGGGTTCGCTCGCTCAAGCGCGGCATCGAGCAGATCATCCTCCGCGCGGGGCGGATCGAGGACGGTACGCTGAGCAGCGGCGCCATCACCGTGACCGGCCTCGAGGACGTGTTCGGCCTCCCGGCCAACTCGTTCGTCGCCGTTCCGCCCAGTGGCTACGTTCCACCAGACCGCACCCCACAACCTGTGGCAATTCGCCGGCTTGTCGAGGCGCCGTATCGGGAGCTGGCCGGGCTCATCGACCCGGCCAACCTGGAGTTGCTCAATGCCAACACCAGTGCCGCCTACGTGTTCAGCGCGGCCGTTCGGCCGTCGGGGCTCTCGCTCAGTTACACCTTGCTGACTAGGGTGGGCTCCTCTGGGGCGTTCACCGAGCGCGACACCGCTTCCTGGTGCCCGACGGGAACTCTGGCTGACATCCTGGAGCCAGGCGCTGCCAGTGCTTTCCTCGACAACCTCATAGGGGGGCGGGATGTCCAGCTGGGTACTGCAGCACTCGTCGGCGACGAGATCTGCCGGGTTGACGCGATTGATACGGAGACGGGCGCCGTATCCTTTGGTCGGGGCTGTGCTGATACCGTTCCTACGCGGCATCCAGCGGGCACGCGAGTCTGGTTCTACGACGGCAACGAAGGGCAGGATGGAACCGAGTACACCAGCGGGCTGACCATCCAGGCACGGCTGTTGACCAACACCAGCCAGGGCCAGCTGGCGCAAGGGTCTGCCAGCACCGACAGCCTATCCCTGCAGGGGCGTCAGGGCAGGCCCTATCCTCCAGGCCTCCTCAAGATTAATGGCACAGCCTATCCGGCCGAGGTAGAGGGCAACATTACTGCCACCTGGGCCCATCGTGACCGGATTTCTCAGGCCGACCAGTTGATTGATACCACGCTGGGCAGCATTGGGCCTGAAGCGAGTGTTACCTACACCTGCAGGCTTCTTAGGGCAGATACGAACGCGGTCTTGCTGACTCAGACAGGTATCACTGGCACGTCATGCAACTTTGTCCCCGACTACGGAACCTATGCCGGGCTGATGAAATTAGAGCTTTGGTCGGTGCGAGGCTCTCTGGTCAGCACTCAGATGCATGTGCACGAGTTCGATGCTGGGCCGATCGAGGGCATGCAGGAACTTAGCGTTGTTAACACCAGCATCCAGCCCCCATCAGGCACAGCGTCTTCGATCTCACGCATTATCCAGAGCAGCACGGCGATCGGTGACTTGATGCTGGCCTTCGTGATGCACTTCGGCCCGCTTACAACTGTCCCTGCTGGCTGGGTGCTGGTCACCTCTGTTACAGGCGCGAATGACCGGCTGTCCGTCTACAAGAAGATCGCAGCGGCAGGTGACCCTGGCGCCAGCAGAACCTGGTCCATGAGTGTGTCCTCTAGGTTCAGCGTCCACTACGTCGTGTTGAGGGGCACAGAACCGCTCGATGTTGTTGCATTTAGTGGCGAGGTCAGCGCTGCAGGCGTCTCCAACGATCCCACTCCGATCGCGTCGGTTGCAGCCACGGCAGTTGGCCAAGTGGTGCTCAACACAGCTTGCCAGTTGGCGAACACATCCGTGCCGTCCAGCTTCACAGTGTCTGCTCCTTGGACACTGCGCACGAACGCCTCTTCGGCCACTCAGGCCAATCGGCATGGCGTGGCGACTCTGACTGTCGGTGATCTTGCCCCGGTCGAGGGGGAATGGACGCCTAGCCCAGCTAACGCATCAAGCTCCTGGGCGAGCATCTCGGTAGTGGTTGGCTATGCAGGGTCGTGATTGGCAATTCCTTTGCCATATGTGAAACGCTAGGCTTGTCGGTATTATCGCGCACAAGCCTGCGTTTTTTCGCGCGGCGCTACAGCTGAGATACGAAAAAGGGACTCCGCGGAGTCCCTTTTTTCATTCTGCCGTCCCGGATGTAGTGAGCCATTGCCTTCAGAGCATTCCCGGATTTCATCCGGGTTACGCAGGGCGGCCTCTCAGCCTGCCATGGACAGGCGATTGCGGCCTTCGCGCTTGGCCACATAGAGCGCGTTATCGGCGCGGCGCAGCAGGCTTTCGGCGGACTCGCCCGGCAACAGGCTGGAGCAGCCCAGACTGATGGAAACGTCGATGGCGCGGCCAGCATCCAGGCATTGCAGCTCCATCACTGCAAAGCGCAAGCGCTCGCCTACCAGCGCAGCGCCCTCGCGGTTGGTGCCAGAGAGAATCACCAGAAACTCCTCACCACCGTAGCGAAAGACCATATCGATATTGCGCAACTGGTTCTTCAGGGTCTGAGCGACCGCTTTCAGTACTTCGTCGCCAAGCGTGTGGCCATGGTTGTCGTTGATGCTCTTGAAGTGGTCGATGTCGAGCATCAGCAGCGATAGCGGTTGCAGATTGCGGCGGGCCAGATCCACCTCGCGCTGCAGCACCTGGTCCATGGCAATGCGGTTGCCGGTGTCGGTCAGCGGGTCGCGCAGCGCACTTTGTAGCGCGGTGCGGTAGAGCAGGGCATTGCGCAGCGGGAACAGCAGGCTCGCCAGCAGCGCTTCCAGCTGGATAAGTTCGTCCTCGGCAAAGCGTTGCTTGCGGCGGAAAATCAGCTCGCCCAGGTATTCCCCCTCATGGCTCAGGCGATAGCCGGCCGAGTGGGGCGCGCGCTCGCCCAGTTCGAGGCGCAGGTCGTGCGACGGATGCTGGAAAGCCAGTGCATCGAGCGGCACCAGGCGCTGCACCTCGCGAAAGAACAAAGTGAGGATTCGTTCCACGTCCAGGCTGGTCTGCAGTTGCAGACTCAATTGTTGGCGCAGCTCTATCAGGCTGGCGGGCTTTAGCGGCAAATTGCGACTGCCGGTAAAGCCGAGACGCTGCAGCTTGGCGGCATCGAAATCGATGGTGTTGGACTGGCTGGGGGGAACCAT